CCTTGCAGCGTCGGCGACGGAAGACCTCGATCTCGCCGGCGTTCTTACCGATGCATTCGGCGCGACCATCACGATGGCTGAAGTGGTGGCAATCATGATCGTGGCTGCGGCGGCCAATACAAATAACGTCGTCGTCGGCGATGCCACCTCGCCTGTGCCGCTGTTTGGCGGCACCAACCCAACCTATTCGGTGAAGCCTGGCGGCATGTTCCTTGTCTGCGCCCCGAACGCTGCGGGTCTATTGACCGTCGGCGCCGGCTCGACCGATGATCTCAAAATTACCAATTCAAGCTCTGGAACTGGTGTTGATTACAGCATCATGATCCTGGCGCGCACTACATAAGCACGTGAGGGCCGGTGAACTTGACCGCCGCATCGAAATACGCACGGCGGCGGTCAGCACGAACGAACTGAATGAACCGGTAGAGACGTGGATTCCGGCCGTGACAGTCAAGGCGAAAGTCATGCCTATCAGTGACGGCGAACGGTTCCGCGCCGGCGAAGTTTCGGCCCAGATCACCACGCGGTTCCTGATCCGCTGGAGCATCACCACTTCGGAAATCACCCCGAAGGACCGGATTGTTTACGGCGGCAAGACCTTTGATATTTTTCACCTGAAGGAAATCGGCCGGCGCGAAGGCATCGAGATCAGCGCGGCGGCACGGGCCGATCAATGAGCTTCCGCGTTTCGGTTTCCGGCCTGCGTGAACTGGACGCGGCTCTCGGCGAATTGCCAAAGGCGACTGCAAAGGCTGTGCTGAAGCGGGTTCTCATCAAGGCCGGGCAGCCGGTGGCCGATGCCGCCAGCGCCATGGCTCCGAAAGATACGGGCGAACTGGCCGCCAGCATCCAGGTAGGATCGAAGATCAGCAACACGGTGGGAAAAGCCGAGTTCGCGGCGGCGATGAAGGGCGGGCTGGGCAAGGCCGCTGCGGTCGGCGCCCTGCGCGGCGCCAGGCGCGCGGCGGCGGGACAGGGCAGTTTTGCTGAGGCATTTATCGGGCCGAGGAAAGCGAAGTCGAAAAAAGATGCGATCAAGCGCATCGTGCAGGAATTTGGCTCCGTCAACCAACCCGGCAGTCCATATCTCAGGCCCGCATGGGACGGCAACAAAGACAAGGTTTTGTCCATCATCAAAAACGACCTGGTTGACGAAATTATCAAAACGGCCAAGCGGGCGGCAAAACGGAAGGCCGCGAAGGCGGCGAAACTGGCGAAGGGCTGAGCGTGGAAAAGACTCTTGTCGAATTCATGCTGGCCAACGCCGCGCTAACGGCACTTGTAAGCACACGCATCAACTGGCAGTTCAGGCCACAGGGCGGATTGCTTCCGGCAATAGTGCTTCACCGCATCAGCGGGGTGCGTGACTACGCCATGGAAGGCCCGACCGGGCTGGTTGAAAGTCGGGTGCAGATCGACTGCTGGGCATCGACCCATCTTTCCGCAATTACCGTGGCCCAAGCGGTGCGCACCCTGTTGAGTGGAATCCGCCGGACCTTCGGAGACATGCAATTCCAGGGCGTGTTCATCGACAGCGAGCGCCATGACTTCGAGAAGGAAGGCAACGCCGCCGAAGATTTCCACCGCGTCTCGATGGATTTCAAAATCTGGCATTCTGAATAGGAGCTACCGACATGACGACTGAAGCCACAATCGGCCACAACACGCTGTTCCAACGCGATCCCGGAACAACCGTCTATGCAACGCTGGCGGAGGTGACATCGATCACGCCGCCCAACATCACGCGCGATACAATTGACGCCACTCACATGCTCTCGACCGAACGCTACCGGGAATTTATTTCCGGCCTGCGCGACGGCGGCGAGTGCTCCATCGAACTGAATTTCGTGCCGGGCGGAACGGCAATGACGGCCCTGTTGCTGGATTTGGCCGACGATACCGATGTTCCCTACAAAATCATTTTCCCAAATTCAAGTGTGTGGACCTTCAACGCCTTTCTGACTGCCCTGAGTCCGGAAGCGCCGCTTGATGACAAGATGACAGCTACTGCCACCTTCAAGATCAACGGCAAGCCGGTGCTGGCGTGATGGTCAATCCGCTGAGGGGTGAGGTCGCCATGACGGCGGGCGACGCCATCTATAAACTCTGTTTTTCCGTCAACGCGATCTGCGCGCTTGAAGGCCTGCTCGACAAGAGCATCAATGAAATCATCGAAAGCCTTCAGGATCAAAAGAAGGTGCGGCTGCAAACCCTTCGCGCGCTGGTTTGGGCGGCTCTTTCGGATAATCATCCAGAGATCAGCCTGAAGGAAGCCGGTTCAATTGCCCACGACGCGGGAACCGCTGTTGCCATGGAGAAAGTCACCGAGGCAATGACCTTGGCATTCCCGGCACCGGAGGCGAAGTCAGACGAGCCGCGCCCCACGTAGCAGAAGCGGGCTGGCAATGGGAAACGCTCAACGCCAATTGGTGTGAGCTTGGCCTTGAGCCCGCGCGCTTCTGGGCCATCACGCCGCGCGAACTGGCGCGCGAAGTTTCCGCCGCACTCAAGCGACACAGCAATGAACACAACGCGCGGGCCTGGCTGGCATGGCACGTCGCGGCGCTGCAGCGTTCCAAGAAAATGCCGCCGCTCAAAAACCTGATGGCCCGCGAAAAACGCCGCCGCCAGACGTGGCAGGAGCAGCTGCAAATCGCCCAACTCTGGCAAACCGTATTCGACATAGGAATGAAATAGATGGCTGGTTCGGCAGTAATTGGCAGCTTGAGAGTCAACTTAGGAATTGACAGCGCGCAGTTTGCCACTGGCGTGAAGAAGGCGCAATCGAGCCTCGGCGTCCTGGGCGCTTCGCTCAAGGCCTTCGCCGTCGGTGCTGTCGCCGCGCTCAGCGTTGGCGCAATCGGGCGTGCCATCGATTCGGTGATTGACAAGGCCGACGAACTTGGAAAGACAGCGCAGAAAATCGGCATCCCGGTTGAGGAGCTTTCAAAACTCGAATACGCAGCAAAGCTCGCCGATGTCAGTCTTGAGCAACTCTCGACCGGCGTTGGCAAACTGTCAAAGAACATGGCGGCAATCCAGGGCGGCAACGGTGGTGACGCGGCCAAGGCGCTAAGGGCAATAGGAGTCTCGGCGACAGACGCCTTGGGGCGCCTGCGACCAACATCCGAAGTCATGGCCGATATTGCCGAGAAGTTCTCTCGTATGAGGGACGGGGCGGGTAAGACCGCGCTCGCCATGGCCATCTTCGGCAAGTCGGGAGAGGAACTCATCCCACTTCTGAATGCTGGAAAGAAGGGTTTAGCCGACAGCGCAGCTGAGGCAGAAAAACTTGGCATCGTCATCAGCGGGCCAACGGCCAAAGCGGCTGAGGCTTTCAACGATAACCTGACCCGCCTTCATGCAGCCGGCGCAGGACTCACCACGCAAGTCAGCGCCGCATTGCTGCCGGCGCTGGTTGATCTCACCAATGCTTTTGTCGAGAACGTCAAGAATGGCGAGCTCGCCAAGAATATTGCAACGGCAATCAACTTCGTGATGAAGGAATCGAAAAGGTTCCTGCTCGAAGCAAGCGCCGCCTGGCAGGAAGTCACGATCTGGATCGGCGCCGCGAATGAAGTTCTAGGAAAACTGGGCGAGGGAGATTTTCTAGGATCGCTTGAGGCCTTCCGTCTAGCGTCCAGAAAGATCGACGAAGTCTGGGCCGACACTGCGGCGCGCATCGCTGCGGCTGGAGCGGCCGTCGCTGATCTGCCGTCATCCATTATAAAACCGCCTCTCAACGATGCTCCAAATTTTACGACCGACGCAGGCCCAAAGAAACTCTCCGAAGCTTTCCTGCAATCGCAGTTCGACGCGAAGAAGCTCAACGATGGCGTTCTAAATCTATCGAAGAGTTTTGGTGAAGTGGGGGAGTCCGCGCAAAGTCTCGGTTCGGCGCTCGCCGAAACCTTTGGCCAGAATATGCAGGATTGGTTCGGCCAGGCGATCGACGGAACCTTCAAACTTAAGGATGCGCTGGGAGATTTGTTCAAACAACTCGCCAAGGTGGCGGTCAACAATCTCTTCTCCAGCCTGTTTACCAACGCCAGTCATCCCGTCCAGGGCGGCGGACTGCTTGGCGGAATCGGCAAGCTTTTCGGCTTTGCTCGGGGCGGCTCATTCAAGGTTGGCGGCGCAGGCGGCATCGACAGCCAGATGGTGGCTTTCAAGGCATCTCCGAACGAGCAAGTTTCGGTGACGAAGCCAGGTCAAGAAAGGGGCGGCTCAACTGTAGTTGCCAATTTCTACGGATCAAACAACGACGCTACCGGGATGGCTATGCTGCGGGCGGATTTCCGGGAATTCCAACAGAACTTCGCAAAGAACGTGCGCAACACGGTTTCCGGTGAGAAATCGCTCAACCCACGGTTCGCCCGATGACCACATATGACTGGCCTGTTGATGCGGAGTGGAGCCCAATGTCCGGCACGTTCCGGCTGTCGTCCATTTCGGCGCTGTCTTCATCACCTTACACCGGGGCGCATAAGGCCTCACTGCTGGGCCAGCTCTGGATTGCAAAACTGACCTGGCCAGCGAGGGTTTTAGCGCTGGTCCATAACATGCAGGGCTTTTTCGATGCCCTCGAAGGGCCGGTCAATCCGGTAAGGATGTTCGATCATAAGCGCATGGCGCCAGTGACACTGTCGGGCGGCAGCGAACCATGGAGCGACGGCACATTCTTTACCGATGGTTCTGGCTGGTCTGATGGCTATGCCCCGGCGCTGATTGCCGCCGTGGCCCAGGGCGGGCGGATCCTGGTGATGGAAGGGCTGCCGGCGTCGACTGAATGTTTCAGGCGTGGCGATCTTATTGGCGTGCAGGGCTACCTCTATGAACTGAAGTTCGGGGTTACGGCAAATGCCAGCGGCGAGGCGGCGGTCACGGTGCAGCCCGGCATGCGGGTTGGCGCCGCGATCGGCGATCCGGTTACGCTATACCGTCCCACCGTGCCAATGCGTCTCGCCAGTGACTCTGAAGCGGCGATCAACCGCACCTTTGACTGGGGCGAGCCCTTCTCGCTCACCTTCGTGGAAGATATCCCGTGAAGACCGTAACCCCAGCCGTTGAGGCCGTTCTGCTCTCCAGGGCCATGCGTTACGGCTTCCTGGCCGAGATCGACACGGCCGACGGACTCACATATTTCTGGTCGGGCGTCGGCACGCTGAGTTATGACAGCAAGTCATGGATCGGCCTTGGCCTCTTGGGCCGCATCACCGGCATGGGCGAAACCGCCGAGGTGCGCACCACGGAAACCCGCTACGAGATGGCGGGCATCACCAACAACACCGAGCTTTCCAAGTTTCTCGACAATCCGGTGCGCGGGCTTCTGGCCAAGGCGTGGCTCGCCTTCATGGACGAGAATTTCGCGGTGATCCCCGATCCGATCCAGATCGATGAAACGCTGCTTGACACCGCGACGGTTTCAACGGCGGAAGAACTGGTCTCGACGCTCATTCTGACCGGCACCTCGGCGATCTTCGACTTCCGCCGGGCGAAGAGCCTGGCAATCA